TTCTGCCATTTTTCTTATTATTTAAATTCAACTTCTAGAATCCCAGTTTGAATGTTATTTAGACGCATTACTTTGTATGTTTCAGTTACATTTTTACCATTTGTTATTTCCATATCATAGACAATAACATCGGTATTCTTGAAACCGTTTATCCAAAAACTAACGCCTTCTCCATAAATATCAAACGGTATAATGTAATAAATATATTTCCCACCTGTACAGTCAAAAGTCGTTTTCCCCATAGTACGACTAGCCCATCCGTTATTCATTAACATCACATCACCATTGGTCAATTCAGTTACAGAAGATGCGCCCCAATACTTTTTCAAAGAAAAAATATAGTTTGCTGTTTTTTCAATAGATTGGCTTCCGTAAGTACAAATCACTTTATAATTTTTATCCGTAGTAATTGTAGTAGGAGACGAATATTTGGATTTCTCCTCATTAACTCCTTCTGTGCTCCCATTTACGGTTGCAGTTGTTGGCACAACTTCTTCATCTTTATATAAAATAGACCAAAAAATATACGGAGTAACAACTGATCCCTTTTCAAAAGTTCCTCCGCCAACAAAAGTATCGAACGAAATTTTAAACACCTCGTCCATTAATTCATTTATATTCATAGTTACAACTTTATTTTGCACTGCATTTGTTGAATTTAAATCCAAGTGGTCGTCTATTGTTATGCTACCACCGCCACCTGTCGGTATGTTAACTGTAATTGGTGCAGAACCATCATATATAGCTTGTATTGCACCTGTAAAAGTAAGAGCATTAGGATTAGGAAGTTTTGTCGGTGTGTCGGGAACTTTAATCCACTCTTTGTTTTTACGACCATATAAGATGTCATTGCTTGGAGCATCAGTTATGCCTTCTGTCATACTCTTTCTTTCCTGCGTCCATTCCGTAGAACCAACTTTTTTTACAAGTACGACATCTTCTGTAGCAATTTCATCTACAATAGGATTGACATTATATAAACTACCAAGAGTTTGAGGAGTTTCTACAGCTTTGATAATCCCGGAATCTTCCTGTATGAAATCTCCGTTACCCTCTTGAATATTATCTATGCCACCTTCACGCAGGAAATCGGTAGCTCCTTCCTCGCTATTCCCAGTAACATAAATCCCGTCTTTAAATATTATATGTCCGTTAGCTGTATCATCAACATCTTTTCTAATAAAGTATTTCAGTCCCATCTTTAAAAAGTCGATAGAACCGATAGACGACATAATATCCTGTTTTACAGCATCAATAGATTTTTGGACATTACCTTTACGTATCGTTATGGTATCGGATAATTCTACCGTAATTTCAGGAAGAGGGTCTGTCTCATTTACTTTATATGTATATTGGCTAACATAAAGTTCATAAAGTTTGTCTGTGCCATCATCATTCTTATTATATGCGATTTGCAATCGTGCATTAGCATCAATCTGTGAAAGCATTTCAGGATATTCAGCAAAGAATATACGCTTAAAGTTAATAGAGAAGTTGAATTTTTCACTATTATTGGCAGCCATATACTTAATGATAGCTTCTTTAAGCTCATTCTCTGCATTAAGAATATATTGTTTAGGCAAATCAATATGTAACAGAACAAACGAATCTCCTGATTTAGGCTTATAGTTGCGGTTGTTAGATGGCATTACAACTCCGAATGTATCATCATCTTTGCTTACCCTAATCCATACCTCATTTGTTGTTGTATCTTGTTGTTGAGGCTGAATATTTGCCTCATCCCATTTATCATCCTCACTACCTGTTACAATATTGCCATTAGAATCCACTTGTACAGGATTCTTGAATATTGTGATATTATTGTCTTTATCTTCTACTTCTAATACGGATATGACAAAATTACAAGCAGCACAATTACCACTCGTCATTGAGATTGTCATATCATTACCTACGATAGCTTGGTCAAAGAGATTAAAGCCATAATCCCCATCAAACTTTCTTAGCTTTATGTAGAAATATTTATGTTCGTATTCATTTGTGTTAGGGTCTATTTCATCGTTATCATCATCATCAAAAGCTACATCTAATATTTCTCCTATTTTATATCCTGCTGCATTTTCAATACCTTTAATAGTTGGCTTGATATAGTCAAAGGAAACAATCATTTCCTTAGGATTACCTTCCGTATAAGGGTTCTCGAAGTCGTAGTAGCTTCCTGTATCAGGATTTATATAGGTTTGGTTTTTTGCGTCATAGAATCGTTCAGCACCAAACGTATCTCTGTATATAGATGGCAATAGATTAGGAGAAGTAATCATATAATCCTTCTCAATCTTAATTTGCTTGAATTTATCTCCTACAGTTGGTTGTTTAGTGATAGATATACCTATTCGGCTTAGAGGAACAGGGAAATCCCTTAAAAACCAATCATTATATTCTCCTGTTAAATAACAATAAGGTACAAAGGTATATATACTCCACTTATCAGAAGCAACGCTAAGTGTATAATTAAGTCTATATTCTACTGCGTACTTTTTCCCTTTATCCAATGTACCTGCGTTATAATATTTGTAAGTTCCATTTGGATTTACTAAAGGGATTTCCGTTCCTCCACCTTGATTAGTATATTCTCGGATAAAAACTTTTCTTTCAACCTCAAAATCAGAATTAGGAGGAAATGTTGTGTTGCGCACAGGACAATCCATATATAAATTATATGTTCCTGTAGTATATATATCTAAAACAACATATATAGATTGTGTTATATTAGTAGGGGTATATGTTCCATATTTACAAGCGTAAGCAGCTCTGTAATAATCTCCTGCGGATGGATTTCCTGTAGTAATTTCAAAAGGTATACTATGTTTCTCATCAAGGAATAATTTTACAACAGCATCACTTGCAATCCCGTTTTTATATTCAATAATTTCATTAATAGAAACTTCTTGTTTGAACTTATCTTCATTAACAATGGTAATATCTCCCTGTTTGATAGAAATGTTATCAGGGTCAGCTTCTACTCCAACTTCCGTCTTTCTTGTATCATTGGGATAGTAATAAGGAATATTTTCAGTACTACCGATACCTGTACAGCGATTAACTATTTTATAGTTGGCGTTTGTTTTGGTTATTGTCAGTAGTTCCCTATCATAACCGTATTTAAATGTATGAGTAATAGCATTATTAGTAAATCCAATATGGATTACCTTACCGACAAAATAATAAGGTAGTTCATAAACATTAAATACTTCTTGTAGAACTTCACTAAAATACTTGTCCTCAAACGACATTAGTTTAGCTTCGGAGGATATACCTTCGTCAATTACAACAGAATAACCTACTCCACTGTATTGTAAAGAGTAATTCAATCTTGTTGCAAACTCTGCAATATCTCCAAAGAAGGTGAACTTTGTACTATTGCTGACAAATTGGTCTACATCACCTGCATCAGGAGATACTACATCAAAGAAATAAGTATTATCCAGTTTAGTTCTATCGGATTTAAATACAAGCTCATGTTTATATCTTAAATCTGTATTTGACTTAGATGAAGTAGGTGTATCTAAAATCCAATATCTTTCTCCCCTAAATTCCACAAATTCCCTCTGTGTCCATTCATCATCCAAGCACTTAGGATACATGAGACTGCTACTTATATTTACGCTACCCATTCTTCCCTCGGTGAATGTATAACTACTAAGGGCAGCTTGCGTCCCATCTTTAGGGAAAGATATAACGCCTAATTCCTCATCATCAGTATATATAAGTAACTTTTCTACCATTTTATTTGCTTCTTTGAAAATAATAGCTATATTTGCAATATGTTTAAAATGCTTTTGAATTTTTAGGTCAGTATTCTCCCCACTGTGTTCTCGACATTGCACAGTGGGGTTCTTTATTCTTTATTATTTTCTTTCATGGATTGGTGTAATACTTCTACCCTTTTAGTTATTAGCTCTTCGGCTCGGTCTACGAAATCAGATACGGGACACATTGCATCTTTTGGCAAATGGGAACATTTAACCCATTGTTGAATAGCTTTCTGTAATACAGAATTGGTTATTTCTATTTCACCTAATCTTCGTTCCAATTTTTGCCTTTCTTGCGCAGCTTCTAATTTATCCTCCTCTTTTTCTTTTTTCAACACTTCAATAACTTCCCTCAAATTCTTTATCTCAAATGATATTTTTTCGGGTCGTGCTTTATACCAACCATAAAGCCCACTTCCACCGATAAGCATTCCCACTAATGTTATAATATTCTGCCAATCCATTGTTTTAAGTCTTTGTTAATATTTATACAAAGATAATAATATTTTTTTATAGTACGGTATTTTTTGTACTCTTTCTTGTTTTAGAAGAAGTAGTTTTCACCGTTGGGGATTCAAGAATAGATTCGCCTAAAACAGAATTATCTTGACTAGTCCATTCGCTACTTTGCAATAAAGTATTTAGATCATCTCCTTCATAAGTAGGATATGGATATATTGGTTCAACAGGAGTATCTTCTCCTAGTTCAGGAAGAGTTACAGCAAGAGGGAAAAGTAATTCGTAATTTGCGACTTTCATTAATACAGATTCCCCATCTGTGCTTACTCTAGGTACTAAATGCAACTCATTCAACGTCTCTTGTGGAACTTCGTCTAAAACGGATTTTGGTAATACAATATATTTCATCTTATTTTATAATTAAGTAAATAATTAAACAAACAATATCAATCAGTATAGGATATGTCATACCTGCAAGAATATCTAGCCAATCAAACAAAGATCCATGTTCCTTGTCTTTATATTCAGCTGACATCATAGAAGCTGCTGTAGCTCCTGTAGCGATAACAGCATTAGGAATAAGTTCTATCCCTAATGCAAAACCTACTACAAAAAAAGTACAATAGATGATAGCACCCACGTATGAGTGCTTATCTCTATTGCTTTCTTTATACCAAGCTTTTATTTTTTCAATTAACTTTTTCATTTTATTGTATAAATATTGGGTTAGTTAAATCAATTATCTCGTTCAAATTCGCTGTGGGGAATGTAATGTATTTCATAATTGCTATTAAAACGTTTTATTTGCGATTAGGAAAGAAGCAATTTTTTTAGCTATTTCCTTGAATCCTTTTTTAGGGTGTGTACCATCACTATCATTAAAGTATTGGCTGAAATTATACTTATTCCACCCCAACGTATTATACATATCACAGCATGGGATATGGTTAAGTCTTACTTCATTTTCAATAGCTTCACTAAAATCTTTAAGTGTCCCATTTTTCAATGAGTCAGAGGTGTTAGGCTCATTGCTTCCTGATTGTGGAAGATATGGTTGTTCAGTGCTACCCATCCTATCACTCCAATACCTATCATCCCATTCGGAAATAGAGTAAGACGAATATCGAACAATAGGGGTGAACCAATAGATTTTCACATGAGGGTATGTCGATGATAACAATCTTATAATTTCATTGACAGCTCCTAAAGTCTTACCAATATCCGTACTTCCACTCTCACCTAAAGTCGCAGAATATGAAGGCCAGTCATTTGTTCCTGCAAAAACTGTGACTGCATCAACAGAATCCCAATCTACGGACTTCAATATTTGAACTATTGCAGTATTATCGTCTGACGCATTGTTTTTTAAATATTCTGCTGCATTTTCCTGAATTGTAAAATCTCCCGAACAAGCAGCCTTAACCAGATTTATGATATCTAATGCAGCATAAGCCTGATTTGAACTGGTAGGAATTTCTACAGGATTAATCCTTTGCCGAATCTGTGTGCCACCAATTCCTACATTGTACACTTTACATTGATATATATCCTGCATATAATCACTATACCTTAATTTATATGCATCCGCTATCTCCGTAATACTATCCCCAAAACACAATATCGTCTTACCGATAAGATTATCATCTCTATTTTCTATCGTTGAAATCCGGGTTTCTAAAGAGGATATTTTATCTTTCTGTGACAACTTCGATGTTACTTTTTGCCTATTCAAAGAAGAGGTGTTTATTTCCGTATTAGGTTGCAAATATTGATTTATTATAGAGTCCCAATTAACTATGACATGAAGGACGTATTTACCCGAAACGCCACTTGTTGAAGCAGGGGATATTTTTAGTTCTTCCATTCCTGATTTGGGACCATCATTATAATATTTAGAAAAATACGTTTTACCGGAAGCATCATCAAAGCGTACTATTGTTTTATAATCCCCGGAAGAGTTGCCTAGATAAGTACAATATAGTTTGTCTGGCAGAGAAATACTTTCATCCAGAACATCCAACCACAAAGAAGTTACAGCTAATAGAAATATTTTATCATTATCATTTTTCTCAATCACACCTGATGTAGGATTGCTATAATAATATAAATTTTCGTTATTTCGGTCAATAGTTTTCGCAATGACTCCCCACTTTTGTTCGGAGTCTTTTGCTATATCAAATATCTTTTCCATAATATCATTCGTTTTTAATTAATGTTTCATTTGAAATTAAAGTTGAGTTGCTTAACATTGTCAAGTATTCAGGTGGTTGGTAGATTGTGATGTTTATCTTTTGAGGGGATTTGTCAGATAAAGTACCATCAAAAGTAAACCTGTTACCATTAACACTAGGAGTTCCCAAAGACACTCCATTTACTGTCAAAGATGTAACTTCGTCTGCTGCACCTTTCGTTGTTACAGCAATTCTCAATTTAGAATTAATCGGATAGTAGTTCCCTACGACGGCAGGATAATTATCAATATAGGAGTCTACTATTTGATATTCAGCATTACTTTCCACAACAGGATTCCATTGGACGTAGTTTTCATCCTGTTCGATAGTCATAGTAATCTTCTGTGGAGATTTACTATCTATTGTGAAAGGAAAACCATATTTCATAGTAGAAGGATTATACGCAGAACTAGGAATATCAATAGTATTACCGTTGATAACAAATTTAGTTATCCTATCAGCAGCGTTATTCATGGCTATCACCACCCATATTTCACTGTTTTCAGGTATATAATCTCCTGCATTTAACAATGTAGAAGTACCTCTTATTGCAAATGATGGCTTATTCACTAATTCAACACTACTTTTAATAACAGGTCTAAATTCAACCATATCCGGATACAGCGTACCCAGCTTATGCTTCTTCAACTGGCGCTCTATCAAGAACTCGGACATACTATAGGGGAAGGTCATGAGAGAGTAGATAGCTCCGTTGAAGAAACGAGAATCATTATCTCTTAAAGCACCTAACCAAAGAGTATCACCATCAACTCCTTCTCCTACTGTTAATTCAGTATTTTCCGATTTATATTTAGTCTGCCAAAACAAGATTCTTGATAAATCATCTTTTATAAATGCCGTAACACCTCCAAAAGAGAATAATTGTTTATTTAATCCAGCCGGATTAGCCATCATCGAAATAAAAGCTCCATTATTAGCGTTAGGAGATTTAGAAACAATAGCTCCTCCCCATCCTTCGCTTGTACAACTTATACGTTCATAGTCTATGATGAAAGTATAATCCTTGTAAATCGGCATCCCTGTCACCTTGCCGAAGTCATTTACTCCATCAAGTAATACTCCTCCTTCATAACTAGGTAATAGAGTTATCTTAACAGAACCTTTGTTACTTTTAGGATTAACCCATTCACCAAGACTCATTATTTCTGCATCTTCCGGTATATCTGTAAACTTATCAATAGTTGCTAATGTTATTGTATTTACACCTGATTTTAAAGTTTCGTATAATGCCTTAGTTGTAACATTCTCGTCTATCTTATATTTACATTCATGAACTAATAGCATATCATCTTGGTATAGAACTATATTAATAGAATCATGAACTTTATCAAAATCAGAAGTTCTATTAATCATACTTACCCAATAAGCATTAGAAGTAGAATCTACTACTCTAGTAAACTCATCTATTTCTGTTACTGTCGAAGTTTGATAAGAAGTATTAGTCCAATCTTTAAATGTTTCATATTGTTTAGCCGCGATACCACTACCGCCTTTCCAAGCCAGATTATTCAACTGAATATCCCTACCATTACCTGAAAAGTCAATCAGCTTGTCGCCAAACTCTGCGTGGTTCTCGTTGGTGATGCCCTGCTTAGCAATATTGCAATAGATGTCAGATTTGAGCGTTCTATCCAAGTTGAAGTAAGCGATTACTTGGTTGATTTGGTCGGTAGTAAGTACCTTGTTGGCGATGATTGTCCAGTACCAAGCGACAGAGCTAAAATCACCAGTATTATTACCGTCATTATACGAATATCCTTGAACGCTAAAATTACCATTGATTATGGAGTCTCTATTGTCGCCATTAGACGTATAATCATTCTTATCACCTAATATATTATTTACAACTGACAAAGCCATTAAGTCAGAAGAAGTATATCCATATATTCCAGTCTTGTCGTAGTTATTCACGATATTACGGAAATAGCCATTGGCACTACCTCTTATATAATTGGTAAAAGATACATTATTAGATGAATCTTTAACCTGATGAATCATACTCACCACCGTAATCTCATTACTGCCACCAAGCATCTCCTGTACAGTCTTGGTGGAAGTAATCAGGTCGTCGATTCCGTCGGTGACGAAGGCGCCTTCGAACAGGGGAAGCATTTCGATAGTTACTTCTTCATCTACTGCAAGAGTAGACAAATCAAACCATAATAAGTAATACAAAGAGTTTGTACTAATATCTATTTGAGCTAGTTCTTCTTCGTTTAGTGTTTTTAAGTTAGTATAATTGTCTTCATTAGGATTTAATACAAGTTCTTGTACTCTAACACTTTTATCTTTTCCTTCTGAAATGCTAAGACCGTGTACGTCCCAAATGACACTTATATTCTTATTACTATTAACTTTAAATGGAATAACATTCGATATAAGCCCTCTAAATGTGCTGTTTTGGAAATACCAAAAATTAGGACCAGTTAATCTTTTTAGAGTAATACTATGCCCATTTCTCGACACAACTTCAACACTATCATTGCCTTCTGTATTATACCAATCTAAAGTATTATCAAACTTGGCAAACTCATAACCTCCATAACTGGACATTTTATCATAAGCCGCATTACTAATCACAAACGGATTGTCAGGGTCTACCAAGTTCTTAACTATGGAACGGTCAGCATCATTATTAGATTTACCATAAGCAGAAGCAACAACACGTAATGAATCTAATACGTCTTTTTCAATGTAGGGCTTACTAGTAGCCCTACAGTATTGATTTGGTATACCAAAATCAATACCAATGCCTATACCTTTAGCCCCACCAATCATTGTATATAACCTATAAATATTCTATAATTTGAAAGCATATCATCTGTAACAACAATGTTGTTTAATGCAATAGGATTCCAAACGCAAGTTAACAGAGGCAAAGCTAAATTTTCTTTCTTACTCTGATATGTAGGTAGACCATCTACAATAATCACATTGCTAGCATCCTCTGATTTCGGATATAAGAAAACATAGTAAGGTTTTATATCAATAAATGTTTCTACCTTTTCTAATTCTATAATGTTGTTTATGATATTCGTGTACATAGTTATTCCTCCTTTTTATTATTGTTATTATTACCTTGTTCTGAATATTTTTGAGATATTATCAATGCCTGTTCCTGTTGGTATAGTTGCTCATCTATTTTATTTTGCTTTTCTTTTTCAAGTCTAGCTTTCTCATCCGGTTTTGCATCAGGGTTCATTTCACTGGCAGTTTCAACAGAAAGAAATCCTGATGTAACTCCTGTTTGTAATCTTGTTACAATATCAGTTTCAGATTGAGGTCTATATACTTTGAATTTAGCATTAATATGTAAGTTATCGAAATCCGTAATAGCACTGGGTTGAATTTGTGAGACTACAAGTTCTTTTGCTAATCCTTGTTTGAATAGACGAACCATTTTATCCGCAACATTTTGCCATTCTATTACACCTTTTGATGCATTCTCAATATCCATTGATTGAGTAAGCATTATAGCAACACCTGATATATCTCCTGTTGTCTTTACATCTTTAGGGAGCAAGAACGTTGTGCTGGAATTTTTCTGTATAGTTTCCTCCATTAACTGCAAAGTATCTATCGTTCCCTGTGGTGATGGTGGAGTTAAAAATTTAGCATCATCCGTATTTGCTTCTTGACTATATGATGTGTTTTTACTGTTTAAGATAACTGAACCTGCTATCTTCTTTCCATTGTTTTCAAAATCTCCTTTTATATATAATATTCCCCATCCATGTCTCTTTTGAATTACAAGGAAGATATTGTATAATATTTCATAAGCCTCAATAACACTTTGAGCATTTTCCCATGCGACCTTTCCTCTTTTAGTTATTAAAGGGATTTCTGTAAAACCATGAGCCTTTGGTGCTAGACGTCTCCATCCATTATCATCTACGTTAGTATTATCTCTTATCATACGATAAAAATAAGTATCATCGTATGAATCAATATATTCTACATCATCAATCTTATAGTAAACGCTTTCTAATATACGGTCGCCATTATCATCGTCATGCGGACATAAGACATAGCCATCCATATAGGATAATATACGGGATTTTATTCTATTGTTTTTATCAAAATAATATAAAAGTCCTACATCACCAACTGATTTTTGAACGTCAACCATTTTGGTTTTCATTCCGTCTTGGTTTCTTAAATCCCAATACTGTTTAAAGGTAACAAAGTCAGCTCTTTGTTTTTCATCAGGATTGGCATCCATAAGAGTAAAAGACATTGGAAGTCCGCATAAATGTTGTACCTGCTTGTCTTTAATATTTTGTTGGAAAGAAACCGCCATTTTCTTATATTGAACCTCAACAAAGCCACCATTATCAAGTTTCATCGTAATAGAAGGTATGTTCTGATCGTATAAAACCTTATGGTTTTCAGGCTCTAATTCCATCAAATACTCATCTTGCGTAATAACACGTTTTTTTAATTGAGGAAGAGTAACCGAAATCATATCTGTAAATCCGGCTCTTTTCAAATAATTATTCAGTGTATTGTTACATACACACGATGTATCATAACCTCGAAAAAAAGGTTTCTTTTGTAGTATCTTTTCAGGGTTATTCAATAATTCTTGTACTTGTTCTGAAATTTCACTCATTGTCTTTTTCTACTAGGTTATATTTTTTCATTAAATCTTCTTTTGTAGGAATATATAACTCATGCGAACAGTATTCACATATAGCGTTATACTTTTGTTCTACAATGATATATTGTTGTCCTCCCTCTTCTGATACCTTAAACTTATCATTAAGTTTACTGCGGATTTCAATCTCTGCTTTAACACCATCTTTAGCAGACATCTCACCACTTTTAACAAGATCGTTAACCTTTTGAAGCATTGCTATCAATTTAGCTTTATTCTCCTCAAAAGTAATATCTTGAATCAATTCATCATTGTTAATTTCATTCTTCTTGATTTGCTTAACTTTCTCTTCTTTTTTAAAGTTACTAGAAATATACATTTTCAAGAAATCAATTTTTTTGCTTGTATCATACTTTTTAATACTATTTTCGTCAGCATCCTTATCGAAAATAGATTTATAAGCTACAACAGAGCTGCAATATTCAAGGAATAAGATAACATACGATATGTCTCTTACCGTCACTTCATGCTTTATCTTAGAAGCATCCTTAATTGTTTTTTCTATATCTTTAACTGTCATTACGCCCAAAAACTATCGTTATAAATTTCAAGATTTGTCTCTCCGGTTTTTCTATCGTTTCTTTTGATAGAAGTTTTTTCTAACTCATCTCCCATTTGATATTGGAGAACGGGTAAAAACCTCATAGCTATTGGGTCTAATACGTCCATTGAACGTCCTCGACCAAGCATTTGGTTCATTTCTTTTTTAGTAGCTAACCGTTTCCTTCCTGTCCCTTGTTCATTAAAACGTACTACAGAACATTCCTCTACAAATTCGTCAAAGATGGTAATTTCATCTTTCATTTTTTCATGGGTGTACATTTTGGAAGCGACCTTATCGCTAAAAGATATTCCTTTTTCGTTTACATGGTAAACAACTCTATCATAGCATTCATCTTTTAATGTACAGAAAGCTCTGAAATAGACACCTCTCGTTTTACTGTATGATATAAATGGTATAGCATCTGGTATATAATCGTTGATATAAGCACCATTATTACCATCAAATATAATATGAGTGTCCGGGATATTATATCTAGCAGCTAAAATTTGTAGTGTATTCGCATTTTGTTGTGGCGTTGAATGTCCCAATACTACAATATCTATAATGTGAAATCCATCCCATACCAATGCAACGAAATTATCTTTTCCCGTATCTGCTAAGTCAGCAGTGATCCATCTATCTCCATTAATTTGTGGATCTGCCAATTTTATTTCACGAGCTTTATGGAATGGGATAGGAGCTTCGGAATCATCATCTGTGTCAATATTCCAACAACCTTGTAAGTTAGCAGCAGATTGCTTTTCACCCATTGCTGCCACGCTTGCAATATAGCCCGGATTTTTTGATAAAAGTTCCTTGTTCATATCCAAAGAACCTCCATAAAACGTAGTAGATTTTATTAAATCCTTATAAGTAAAAAACTCACCTCTTTCATTCAGCTTTTTTAAAACAGCGTTTATCTTTGGAGCGCATTGACTATACACCTCCTCTTTAGTTGCACCAAAAATAACATCTTCAATTTTTTCCCCATTGATATAGAAATATCTCACCACACCATCTCTTTCAGGGATAGGAAACCCTGTTATAGGATTGATATACCAATCAAGCCATTTCCTTAACCAATGATTTTTTTTAGGATTACAAGTAATACGAACTTTCCCATTCCATTTCCCTGCACCACGGTTACGTGAAAAAGCAAGCCTAATAGTACTCCACTCAAATCCTGTGCCTTCGTCAAAATAAATTACCGAATATTGCCATCCGCGTATGCGTTCCAATACCTTATCGGGAGTTTGGTCGCTCATGTGAGTAAAGTCTATAAAAGCTCCGCTGGGGAATGTAGCACGGGGATTTTCTGATAATTTTACATTTACTAAATTCCCATAAATCCTTTGTATTTCATCTGTACCAGAGCCTCCGCTTTTTGTATCTTGTATATTTTTACGAATATAAACCATTCGGAAGTCAGGGTCTAGTACTGGTTCTGCTGCCATCAATAAGGCGGCAAAGGATTTCCCAATTCCCATCGCAGCTCCACCTACAACAAAATCAACATTGCTCCTGACGAATTTTTCTTGAAAATAAGGTTGATATGTTACTATATTTTCAATTCCTTGTGATTTATATTTTTCTTTATCAATCATTTATACTAATTTTAAAATTCAAAAGCCCTTCATACGCAGCTTTATTTATTTCACCTTTTTTATAGTACTCTTCTGCGACTTCCTTTATGTACTCTTCTTTAGCTTTTTTATATGCCTCAAATGCTTCTTCGGGAGTAGAAAAACAACCTATATATGTTTTATAAGCTTTTTTATTCAAGGAATGACTTACAGAAACAGAATATTTATTTCTACATTTAGAATATCCTTTTGTATTTCTAATATTTACTAATGTATTATTTAATGATTTAGGGATAAAGCAACAAGTTTGAGGGGAATACAATTTCCCATTCCCTAAAATATCCTTATCTATTTCATATCCCTCAATATAATTTTCATCAAACCATTCTTTAAAGGTCGTAAATAATTTCCATTCATCACAAATAATACACCCTATATATGATTTATTTTTTTCTCTTGATTTTATCGAATAGCATCTTTTAATATTTGTTTCCATGTAGTATAAGATTTTATCTGTTCTTGTCTAACTGATATAAATCCATCATAATCATTCATTCCTACACCATATACAAGTTTTCTTTCTGCATTAAAAGCACATTTTGGACAGCCACTGCCACTAATATGAGTATCTGGTTTTTGAGCAAAAAGTCCATGTTCCCTACATAGTATATTTACCTTGTTGCGACAATTTACATATACAACTCTGGAGTAATCATATTTATTCCCATGAACCATAATTGCTTCTTTAATAAATTCTTCTTTAGTCTTTTTTCTAGGCATAATATTATTTTTTTGTTGGCATGGTTAATATTCAAATAATGGGAAGTGTCATGCCTAAACCACTTATCGCAGGTTAATTACTCCTGCTATCCCATTATTCAATGCAAATATATACATTTATCTGCAAAAATACTATTCTAAATCTTCTTCTTTTTTTATATTAGAAAAACTTAGTACACCGGTGTACTAAATAGTTCCCTTATTTCATGGGATAACTTAGTTTATTCCTTTATTTTGTGTGCAAATTATTAACATAACTTAGAGGAATTATGAAGTTTACAAAAGAACAAGCCGTTGAACAACTCAAAGGCTTACTGACAGAAGGTGGGAAAACCCTGCATTTGTCAGACAGAACAATTAATGAGAATATAGATGACCTAATTCCATTATTGGTAAATGATGAAACTGAACTTTCTGATTTTATAAGTAAGGCATTACCTTTTGTAAAAAGGACAAATGCAAACTTTGAAAAAGAAAAGGCAGATTTTATTAAGAGCTATAAACCTACTCAATCTCAAACTATACAGCAGCAACAGTCTAAAACTCCGCCTACTGATGACGATGCCTTATCGCAATTACAAGCGCAGATACAGCAGTTGCAAGACAAAATAGAAAGAGAAGAAAAGGAAAAAGCTCTATCGCAAGTAAGGAAAAACTTTAAGTCTGAATTGAAATCCGCTGGGATTAAGGATGATAAGTGGATTGACACTTACATTTCTAAAATTCAAATTTCGGAAGATTTAGATATAAAGGAAGAAGCGAAGTCTACATTAGAATTATACAACCTTTCCAGAGTTGATATACCTGATGGGACAACCCCTTACAAGCCTATTGGTGGTGATCCCTCTAAGAGTAAGATAAGTTGGGATGATGTTAAAAATGAAAATTAAAAGTTATGGTAGATAATATTTTGAATGATTTAGCGTCCGTTATGTATGGTAGAACCATACTACAAGGACGTGGCGTAATCGGTGGAACAAGAGAGGTTTTTGTTCCAAGAGTATGCGTTTTAAACGACCAAGTTTTCCCACAAACTGGTGGTATCATCAAGAATCCATTTAAAACAGGTGGAAAGATGTACGCAGGGGATTTGGTAGAATACTACTGGAATGGTAATGGTGTTGCCAATTCACATGAAAATGCAGAGGTTATTCTGTTAAAGGTATTTGAGGTTCAGGCAGTTGTTGAGGCAGCAGGTACTTCTGTATTTGTAAAAAGAGACGGTTTCAGACATAAACCATGTGTAGGTGATATTTTGATGAAAGCACCTGATACATTTGCAGGGACAGGAACAGCAGCAACAGTTACAGCCGTTGAAGTAACTACCAATAGTAAAGAAGATGTTTGGAAACTTACATTATCAGCCGCAATCGGTGCATTGGCAGAAGGTGATGTTCTTGTTGAAGCTAAAGAAGCCGGAGCAGGAAAGACGATGTTGGTTCAGAACCCAAATGCAGTTCTTCCTTGTGATTTGGATTTGAAGTATAGACCGAAAGAAGGAGATGACGATGAAGATGGAGCAGTTTACATGGTAACACCTGCATTGCACGCTACAATGTATACTTATCTAATGTCTCCGATTCCTCCGGCAGTTAAGACTATTAACAAGTCAAGAATTGATGGTTGGTTTGAAATTTAAAGAAAATAAGAAGTATGTCAAGATTCGATTTTAATAATAGTAGATATGCTGCTTTCTTCCGTAGTGGAGAAGGACAGCAAATACTCCGTGATTATATTGATAATTCAGGAATGATTAATGTCAATTATAATTGGTGGAAAAGTCAATTTACAGTTAATCCCGAAGTAACTCCAACCGATTCTTCTGGTAAAGCTAGTTTCATGGTTCAAGCATCAGAAAATCGTGCTGCTGGCGTTTTGGATATGCGTGCTCCATTGGGTAAAGCGCATCCATATAAGAAAGAAGGTTTGTCTTTCTATACGGGTACAATTCCTGATTTTACATCAGATGCTATTGCTGAAACAGCAATGGAACGTATGTATAAGGAAAAATATTTTGCTGAATTTGGTAATGATGCTAAGTTTATCAGAGAATGGACTAAACGTGTTCAGGATTTGATTGATGCTAAAGACCAAACTGCAAACTATATGTGTGCTCAACTTCAAACCAAAGGCTATGTCAATTATGATATTGGTCGAGGTATTAGAGGTATTAAACAAACAGCAGCTATTCCGGCAGAAAACTTCGTAAAAGCAGGTGATAAAGTTTGGACTGCTCCTGATGCTAAATTGTTTTCTCAAATGGCAATCATTGAAGATCAATTTAGACAAAGAACAGGATTCACAGGTGCAATGCAATGGTTTATTCCGAAGAAGATGTACCGTGAAGTATTCTTGCAAAATGCAGAAGTAAAAGAATGGGTAAGCTATTTGCGTAATTTGAACACAAATAGCCCAATGGAAGCTCCTGCTATCCCTATTATTCTAAGAGAACAATTCGATGCAGCAGTTTCTAATTTTGATGGTCTTTCTCCTATTAATATTGTAGAAGAGGAAGAAAAGAATAAAGAATGGGCAGGTGATACAACCATTCATGGCTGGGCTGAAAATGTAGCTGTTCTTCGTCCTGCTGGATATGCAGGTCTTATCATGCATACAACTAGCTTAGACCAACAGATGGCTAACATGGCAGGTAACAATGTTGTATCACAAGCTTTTGCTCCGATTGACGGGTTCTCTCTTATCCATAATGCTGAAATGGTAGATGGTGAATATAAATCATGGAGTACCCGTTTGATTACGTCATTTATTCCTGCTTTAACAGAGTTCCCGGAACATATTATTGTTGATACAGCAACAGCAGATTCTTAATATGGCTCAAATTGATATTATACACTATCTTGAAGGTTTGACTGCCTTTGTCTTTGACAAGGCAGTCCTTACCCGTATTGCAGTAGATAGAGACGTTATAGATATTACAGATACCAAACAGCTTACACAACAGCAAAAAGATTTGCTATTGGCTGATTTGCTTTATGTTATTTTTACCGCTCCCAATTATACTGCTAGTCTGACGAACCAACATGGAGCTTATACTCAAACGATTGGTAGCCAACGATACGATTCTAAAAAAGATGTATATAATATTATGATAGGTCTGTATAAGAAATGGGACGATCCAAAGGCTGAATTATTAGGTGGTAGTACAACAACTTGGATAAATGAGTATGACTGATGATTATAGATAGGGACATAATGCAAGAATATCCTTTTGATGGAGTATTTTACACTTATGGGATTGATGAAAGCAAACCTCCTGATCAACAGGTAGAAGAAGAGATTATAGTCTTGGAAACTAAATGTGATATACAAGGAGCGCAGAAAGAAGATTCAGGTGTAATATCAAATGCGTACAATGTGTATTTCCCTTTTGATAAGTCAGTAGGTATATCAATAAAAAAAGGTCATAAATTTAGGAGCAAGATGTATGGCTTCTCTATTACTGATGCTATCGTTATTGATATTATACCAACTCAATTAGGCGGTTGTGCGGTTTATGTAAAAGATAATACTAGTGGATAATGAGACGTGTAAGTCCATATATTGATGATTTGGCGAAGAAATTAGCTATAAAAGGTCGGAACTTAATTGAAAAGGCTTATTTAGAGGCTGACTACAATAAGAATAAGACCCAAAATCTTCACGATAGTTATGGGAGTGCAGTTTTTTATAATGGCGAACTTTATCCAAATAGTAAAATGTATTTTAGTAAAGCTGCAACAACTTCTAAATACGATCCATATCAACAAGAGGCAATTACAGGTAGACAGGCTATCTCTGATTTTTTCGATGATTATAAGCCAAAAGATAAGGGAATGCAGCTTGTAGTTGCAGTAGCCATATTTTATGGTGGAATATTAGAATTAGGCGGAGGTAATTTACGTAGGAAATATAAAGTTATATCTATGATTGGAGATGACATTAGAGCATTGGCACAAGAAGTAGGTAAAGCTAAAGTTTCTATAATTCAAAACGGGAAAGTAAATGGATAAGAATTTATTAAATATATCAACTATTGAAACCTTTTTCAATGAATTATTGGATGAAAAAGTATCTTCTAATACTTTCTTTACAACTGTCCCTACAAATATTGATACTACTTGGTCTGACCTTGTTGTGATTGACTGTGCTAATTCTATCCAAGATTTGAATGCCTATGGTGTAGGAACTGTATTAGTTTGGTTATATGCAAAGCCATTCAGCAATGGACGTAAGAATGTTGCTGTAATGTCTAAACTCGAAAAAGCTCTAAATGAAGCTTTAGAAAACAATAAAAATGCGTCTTATGCAGTTAGCAAAAAAGGCACATTTGCTGATTTTGATAGTGATGCTAAGATGCATTGTAATATAGTAGAAATTCAATTATTAATCGTTTAAAAATAAAAAATTATGGCATTAACAGTTACAGAGACTAGAAAAAATAACGCTAACTCCATTATCTACAATCCCAAGTTTTTATATGTAACACCGTATGTAGATGGCGTACCTGGTACAAAAACTTGGCAATGTATGGATATTATTCGTGATTCAACAACTATCACACAAGAGGATAATACTGAAAATCCTATTGAAAATGAATTATCTTCAACTCCAATCATTAATAACATTCAAGCAGGTAACTATACGTTTACTACTGAAATTGGAGATTTGCAGGCAGAACTCTTAAAAGATTTGCTAGGATTCACCATTGGTACAGGTAAGAACGCCTATGCGCCTGATGGCTATGTAGAGAAATTTGCTCGTATCGACATGGTATTTCAAAATGGCAGTAAATATACCGCTGTTGTATTGCCGAAATTGCAATTGAGTCCGACAATTACTCTTGATTCAATGAGTACTTCTATCGGTCGTATTGCTCTTGGCGGATCAGCGCAGGCTGTTCAGTTCAAATATGGGACAGATACTGCAACATTGACTCCTTTGGCTATGATTTATAATTATACCGTTCCGCCTACAGATATGTCATTAGATGGCACGGGGGGAGCGTAAGGGAATCAGTGTCTCCGGCTAATTCCCTAGAAAGTTCAATCGGAGAAACAAGGGTAGCTTCTAATGGAGTTACATCTAAAAAGAAAAATACAATTCTTTAATAAAAGGGAGGGAGGTTACTCCTTCCCTTATTTTTTAAAAAGATATGACAAATAGTAAACCAACATATAAAACGATAAAAGATCCTGTTTCTGATGAAGCTATGGAACGTCTTGTACAGATTATGACTGACAGCCCTAGCCTTTTAAAATTAAAAGATACAGAATGGGAAATTACAGCATTGAAACCCGGTATAATGTGGCTGATAGCTAAAGAAGCCGCACAAATAAATAAAGTAGAAAAGGCGACCTTTAGTGATGTATTACAAGGTCTTTCTATCAATATGCCATCTGTCTGTCGTATTCTTACACTTGCTTTGTTGAATAATAAAAACCATATTAAAAGTGGCGACCCTGAATATGACAAAGTATATGATGCTTTATTTTGGGAATGCGAGGATATGAAAGACTGGGCTACTATTCTATTTGAAGTTCTTAACTTATTGTCAGTTGAGTTTTTTTTTGCGATTACAGAATTGACACAGACGTTCCGCCAAATGACACTGGAAAGAAAGACGAAGATGGAAGAACGAAAACAGTCATCGCAAGAACAAGCTACGGGGAAATGTTTGATTTTATAAAAGCTTATCCATCTGTGACTATGGAACAATACATGTGGCACATGACAGTTCCTCAAATATTGCTAGCACAATACGATACAACTCATATTGAATATTTGTCAGAAGAACAAGCTAAAAAAGACAAAGCACCAAAAATAAATTCAACCGACGACTTATTTAAAAATGATTTTGGCATACCAATTTTTAATCAAAAATAAATAATAACAATGGGAGCAACAGGATATGTATTAACAATACCTGATGAGGTATTAAAGAAACTAGAATTAGCAGATACTAAAATAAATGCTATAGCTGAAAGTAGCGAAAAAACAGCAAACAGATTCAATAAAGCATTTTCGAGCATGGCTTTATCTGTTGACCCATTGATAAAACGGCTTGATGCATTAAAAAATATAGGTAAATTAGATTTAGGGTCAGGGTTAAAAAAATATACAACTGATTCGGAAAAGGCTGCTGCTGGAATAGCCGAAGTTGCGAATAAGCTGAATCAATTAAAATATATATCTTCTCAATCATCGTCTGCCAATAATTCTGTTTTGGCATGGCAAGGTATTAATGAGAACTTAAAGATACAACAACAGCGATTAGATGCAATAAATCGTTCAATCAAAGAATATGAAAACACTTTATCTCAAATACAAAGCGGTAAGGGTGGTGTATTATCAAAAGAAGATCAGTCTAATTATGCTGCAAATCTAGCCGAAGCCGAATCAATCAAACAAACAATAGCATTATATCAACAAAAGCAACAAGCGATTGTAAATTACCAATTAGAGCAAAAGAAGGTAGCTGACAATTTAGCTAAACTAAAAAGTTTAGAATCCGACTCAAAATCTTTGCCTGAACAAAGAAAACGTGAAGAATTAGAAAGATTGAATGCTTTATATAGAAGTGGTCAATCCTTACTGCAAAAACAAGCGAAGGCGGAAGATGAACTTGGTAAAGCTGCTCAAAAGGTTGCAATAGCATTAGATAAAGCTGCGAAAGCCGAAGAAAAGAAAAATAGCGCAAGAGCAAATAAGGCTAATCAAGAAGCAGCAAGAGCCGAAGAACAATACGCAAGAGCATTAAATAAAAGCGAGGTCACTATTATTCAACGGGCAAGAAAGATTGAAGCATTAGCTAATGCACAAAGAGCCTTAAACTCTACTGGACGAGATTACTCTTCCCAATTATCTAAAATAGCATCGGAAACACAACGGCTTCAACAAGCAAATGATAATGTTGCAAAAAGCATGGAGCGAGTTAAAAGAACTCAAAGTAGTGTACTCAATACTACTGATCAATTAACTAGGAAAATAGCGTTATTATTTAGCGTTTCAGCTATACAGGGATATGTGGAAAAGCTAGTTTCTGTACGAGGAGAATTTGAACTACAGCAAAGAGCATTGCAAGCAATTTTGCAAAATAAAGATGAGGCAAACGCTTTATGGGAAAAAACAGTGGCATTAGCTGTTAAATCACCATTCCAAGTAAAAGAATTGGTAACTTATACAAAACAATTAGCAGCATATAAAATTGAAGCTGATAAACTATATGATACGACCAAAATGCTTGCTGACGTATCAGCAGGATTAGGTGTAGACATGGGGCGTCTTATTCTTGCATACGGACAGGTAAAGGCTGCTAACTATTTACGTGCGTCAGAAGTAAGACAATTTACAGAAGCTGGTGTCGGATTGCTTCAAGAGCTTGCCACTATGTATACAGAACTAGAGGGTCGTATGGTATCTGTTGGCGAAGTCCAAGCTAGAATAACTAAACGTATGGTTGCCTTTGGTGATGTAGAAGAAGTTTTTAAACGAATTACGTCAGCAGGAGGTATATTTTATAACATGCAAGAAATTCAAGCCGAGACATTGGCAGGTATGATTTCCAATCTTAAAGATAACTTTGATGTTATGTTTAATGAGATAGGAAAGGCTAATGATGGAGTTTTGAAAGGATTTATCAATATATTAAATACTGTAGTTGCACAATGGAGAGATTTTGCAATAGCATTAAATACCGCAGGCGCAGTTTTTGTTACATATTCTATAAAAGCTGCAATAGCAGCAGTAGCGAATAGAAAGATTGGCGTATCGGCAACCGAAGCAATGATAGCACAAGGTGGATTATCTAAAGCTATTGGGTATACTACAAATGCTCTAATAAAATCATTTAATTTTGTAAAGGCAAACCCGTGGATTATTTTAGCTACAGCTATTGCAGGAACTATCTTCTATCTAAAAGATTTAACAGAAAGGCTTGACGAAACTCGTGCTACATACGATGTTTTAAATAATCAAATAGATACTCAAAAAAACAATCTTGAATCTTTAACAAATAAAATAGAGAAGCAAGTTAAGGCACAAGAAGATGCAGAATCTTCTTTATCAAACGTAAAGAAGGGGACACAAGAATATAAAGAAGCCGAACAAAAAGCTAATGAAGAAAGAGAAAAAACGCAGAAACTTTTAAATATACTAAAAACACAATATCCCGAAGTATACGCAAAGGTAATGCAGAATAAAGAAGGTATAAAATCATTAGCATCTGAACAAAAAAAATACAATGATGAACTTGAAAGAACTTCTGTATTAAATAAATTAATGCAAGCAGATGTTCCATTAATTGGCGAATCCTTTAAAGAACAAGCAGAAGCTTATACAACGTCATTAGATAAACAGAAAAAAGCCTCTACTGATTTAAAAAACACATATAAAGCTTTAACTTCTGAATTAAATTATCTTTTTAAGACTGATAGTAAAATTCCTGATTATTTAAAACAAAATGCTCAATTAGTTATAAATAGCAATGATAATATTGAGAAAAAAACTAAACTTTTAATATCTTATTCAGAGGCTATATCTCGACATACATCTACTTCTAATCGTACATTAAATACACTTAGAAAAAATGCAGAAGATTCTTTAAATAGCTTAGAAGATGCTAATGAAAATAGAGTAGTTCAAAGGCAGGAGATGAACAAAAGTTATGTTTCTTTAAGAGATAACGCTCTTAAAGAAGCAAATATTACATTAGCTGAATTTAAAGCTTTATCAAAAGAGCAACAAGAAGATTTAGGAAAGAGAGTGGCAACATTTATAAAATCTTCTGCCGGGGCGGAAAGCAATGTTGCACGCTTTTTTTTAAAAAATAGAATAAAACAAGATTTAGGTATTAGCATTTCTTATGACGAAAAGGAAGTCGAGAAAGAAATGACCGACCTGCAAAAAAAACTATCTGAATATGTAAATGAATATAATAATAAGCCTGAAATAAAAGGGAAAAACGCTTTAAAATTACCAATTGTTACAGCAGAAACAGATGTAGAAGAATATAGAGATAAAATTTTTGCAGCTGGTAAAGCCTTAATTGAAGCAGCGCAGGAAAATGCCAATTCAGTTGAGAATCTTGCACCTCATATAGACAAGAATCAAAAAGTCGCAATTCAGTTAGCAAAATCAGCTGGGGAGGCTCAACAAGCTCTAGCTAAACTTTTTGGATATACGGATAAGAAAGGCGAAAAAGCCGGAGAGACAGCCTATGAACGTAAGATAAAGGCTCAATTAGACTTATTGAAAAAAATGCAATCTCAATATGAGAAGCTAAGACAGACAATGGGAGAAGAAGATGCTACAAGCACTATAACTTCATCTTTTGGAACAGCTTATCAAAAATTATTCAATAAGCCATTAAAACTAAAATTTGATAAGGCTTCGATAGCTAATGAGATGGAGTCCATTTCTAATACTATTAGTGGTAAATCAGCGGAAGCATTAAAGAGAAGTTGGCAAAATACCATTGGTGAATTACGTTCAGAAATTACAGTTTCAGCGACTCTTGATAATATCAGTGAATTTGAACGTCAAATGGACTCAATGTTTAATAGTTATCAACTGTATATCGAATTGGAGGCTAAAGGTGTTCCTAAAGATCTGATTCAAAATCTGTTTGGCATTGATGTAACTACGTTGGACGATATAGCTAGAGCGTTAGAGGAAAAATATCCCGATGTTACAAAATTAGGAGAAAAAGAACTTGATTCTTATTTCAAGATACAGAAAAAAAGAACTGATAATCAAAAGAACGAACTTAAAAGACGTTCTGATTTATTGTATAATTATTTAGAACAATCTGTAGACAAGGTTAAACAAGTACAAAATTCAGGAGCACTGGAAATCAGCTTTGCCACTGATTTCTTTAATAAAGGAAGCTTGAATGCCGAACAATATGCGACAGTCGTTAAAAATGTCACAGAGAAAGTAAATAAGGAAGTTAGCAAGATTAATACAGATAAGTTCAAAGAAACTCCTGAATATATTCAAGCTATGGGGGACTTATCCGCTTATTCTGCTTCTCAATTAGAAGTAATGATAGCTAGAATGCAGGAGCTTATAAACTCTTCTGCCGGAAATCTAAATGCATCAGATTTGAAAGTATATACAGATTTGATAGATAAGATACAAGACAGATTAAAGCAGATTAAATCTCCGTTTAGTAAAAATGCTTTTGCAGAATTTAGAGAACTAAAAAGACTACAAGCGGAATTTAATGCAGAAACAGAAAGATATAATCAACTGTTGAGAGAACATAAAATTGCTAAAGATAGACTTGAAAGCGCAAAAACAGAAGCCGAACAAGCTAGAGGTAGAATTGGAATAGATGCGTCCGCAAAAGATGACCTTATAGCAGCTACAGAGAGTTTGCAAGATGCTAATAGTGCTTTAAATAATTCTAATGATAAATTGAACATTTCACAAGGTAAACTGACTAACATATCCGGTAAAATGAGACAGATACAGGGTGGAATGAGTTCAGCCATGTCAATGATTGACATGATAGTTACTGGTATTTACCAATCTATTGAAGCGACCATTGACATAATGAATCAATTTAAGGAACTTCAAGAATCACAAGGAGTTGATACGTCCAAAGGAGGATGGAGAGAAGCTGCACAAGCAGGAGAATTATTGGGTAATGTAAATAATAAAGTGATGTCCTCTTGGAACAATTTCAAGAGTGGTAATATTGCCGGAGCAGTAGCTGATGCGGTTGGTTCAATAACTACTATATTTACAACATTAAATAAGCAACATGATGCTAGAAGAGAGCAAACCATTCAAGAGGAAATAAAGCAAGTAGAAAAGCTTCAAAAGGCTTATCAAAGATTAGGTGATGCAATAGAAAATGCATATACTATTGATACTCTGAATATGAGTACTGAAAATGCTCAACGTAATATTCAAGACCAAATCAAGAGTTATCAAAATATGATAGCTGCCGAAGAAGATAAGAAAGATACAGATTGGGATAGAATAGATGAATGGAAAGAAGCTATAACTGATTTGCAAGAACAGGCAAATGAACTTCAAAATCAAAAAATAGCTGAACTTGGTGGCTTTGGTAGCGGAGCAGACATGAAATCTGCCGCAGAAGAATTTGCATCTGCTTGGCTAGAAGCCTATAAAGAAACAGGCGATGGATTAACAGCATTAGAAGATAAATGGGATGAATATATCAATAATGTAATTATGAAACAGTTGGCTCTAAGAGGAATAGAAAAATTCTTAGAACCGATAATGAAGAATTTAGATAATATGATTGGTTCTGATTCATATTTATCTAATGATAAATTAGAAGCGTTGCAGAAACAAATTGATGAAACGATGCCTGCTTTAAATGAGTATTTCAAAACAATAGCAGAGAATTTCGGTGTACCAATTACTGGTGGAGAGGACAATGGGTCTACTCTTAATCAAGGGATCACTGGTGTGACGGAAGAAACCGCTAATGTTATTGAAGCTTATCTTAATTCAATGAGATATTTTGTCGCAGACACCAATATGGTTATCAACAATTTCTTTGCTGCATTTACTAGCTTAGACCCATTGCAGAACCCAATGTACAGTGAGCTTGCAAATCAAACTAAACTTTTGAGAAGCATAGATGATAGATTGGCAAGTGTTATTACATACAGTGGCGATCATCCTAACGGTGGGGCTGCGTTAAAAACTATTATATAACACTTAAATTAGAACCGCCCTTTAGATTTTTTGATTATCTTTACTGAAAAAATGAAAAAAGGAGATGTTTTTTATAACAAATATGGTAAATATATTGTAGATGATTTACTTCCAAATAGTAAATGTATAATATTTTGGGAAGATTTTAATCAGAAAAAAGTCGTATTTAGATATAACGCTAAAAAGGGTAAGGTTAAACCTAAATTGAATGGCAATGAAGTAAAATTTGAAAGCGGTTTTTTCCCATCCAAATTAAATGGTAAACATACTATTTATTATGATGTTTGGATGGGAATACGAAAAAGATGTCTTAATAAAGATAGGAGGCATCCGTCTTATTCAGATTGTATAATTTGTGAAGAATGGCAAGACTTTCAAAAATTCGCTAAATGGTATGATGAAAATTACAAAGAAGGATATAACATAGACAAAGACATTCTTATCAAAGGGAATAAGGTTTATTCTCCTGAAACCTGTTGTGTAGTTCCTAAAGAAATTAATTTAGCAGTTATGAATGATAAAAACAGAAGAGGTAAATATCCAATAGGAATGTATTTTGATAAAGTAAATAATGTTTTCCAAGCAAGAATATCAAAATATGGTATTCCTACATATCTTGGTTGTTATAATAGCACAGATGAAGCTTTTAAAGTTTATAAAAAAGCTAAAGAAGATTATTTAAAAGAATTAGCGAATAAATATAAAGAAAATATATCAGAAGCAGTTTACAATGCATTGATGAATTACAAAGTTGAAATAACAGATTAGTATTGTTTTCAGGAAAGAGTAGCCGGATTAATTTCCGGCTTTCTTATATCCCAATGATGTTAGTAATTTTCGTATGCCTTCTATTCCTTTTTGATATACAATAGTCTTAAAGTTTATACATATATCTCCATTAGGTTTGGTAAATTGAGTTTCTATAACTCTAAACCAACATGAATCTACATAACGCTGCATCGGCTGATTATTCCCTTGAAGAATTTTATTATCTCTCAAGATTTCAAAAAGTTTGTTTCTTCCAATCCCCATATTAAGAACTTTTGCCACAGTAGCCATATCACAGGCGTCTTTACTATCAGTTACTTGGTCAAAGAACTCTTCTTTTGGTTTCATTTCTTCAATACGAGCTTGCTGTTTTTCCAATTGTTCGGCTTGTTCAGCAGCTAATCTTAGAGCTTCGGCAAATGTTTTCGGCAAAACCAGATTGTTTATAGCCTTATGAAATACTTGTCGATATACTTCAAATACAGGTCTTACTTTACGAGCTATAAAGAACTCTAAACAAGAAACGGATAATTTGTAATCTACCTTGTTATTCCCACCCCATGAATTTTCTAAATCTTGCTGCGCATCTTTGCGCACCGACTGATAATCAACTCCTTCTATGAATTGGTCATTTGATGTTAATGCTCTTACAGCTTCTTGTTTCCTTCCATAAACAAGCATCCAAACATCATCAAGATTGACGGGAAACTCATTGTTAGATTGAGATAATTCAAGTACTGCATTAAAGTACGTTTTCAATTCCTCATTAGAACTTTCTTTTGATAAGATGATATTGTTCATAATAGTATAAAAAGAATGTTCCGAAAAGAGCCACAACACATCTTTCCGGAACACTCCGCTAATAAATTAGCAATTTCTTCTTGTCAGTTGTGGTTGACGCTGCAAATATACTACAAATTTTCTCTATTCCAAAACTTATCTAAGTCTTTTGGTAGAATTGGTTCTATTTTTTTCAGTAAATCTTCATAAATAGAAGTATATACCTTGTGAAATTTCAGCCCATTCTTTATTTTAGCACACATTTTTTTTATAGATCGAGGTTGTCTTGGATATACTTTACTAATTGTCAATGGAGACATTTCCAACTTATAATGTAATATATAAAAAAGGAAAGCTCTAGCCGATACGACATTTTCCATCCTTTCTTTATTTACAAGTTCTTGTTCTGTCACTCCAAAATGAGTGCAGACTATTTTCTCAATCTCATCTATTTTCTTTGCTACATCAAGTTCTAAAGTCATAGTGTACTATTATGGACACAAATGTACTAATTAGTACACTACCTTCCAAATATATTCGGGAATATTTCATACATAGTTGGTATTCAACGTGATATATACCATAAAATACTGCGTAGTATATTTCTGTAGTTTTCACCTTATTTATTGCATAGTTCAATGTCGGACTATATTAAATGTATTTTTTATGGAATCAAAAACAGTTGTTTATACTCCTGATACAGGGAGTGGAAGCGGAAGTGGAATGATGGCTATGCTTGCTCCACTTTTGCAACAGAAGGGTATTGATCCTAACTTGTTAATGGCTTTGAATAGCAAAGGAAATGGAAACGGTTTTGGTGGAGATGGCTCATGGTTCTTATGGATTATCTTCTTGTTCTTCCTTTTCCCTCTTTTCGGTCGTAATGGTTGGGGTAATAATGGTTGTAACGATGGTGGAAATGGTGGCGGATATGGTGTCGCTGGTATTCCAAATTTGATTAACAATGATGCAGGAAGGGAATTACTAATGAGTGCTATTCAAGGAAATGGTCAGGCTATTAACACTTTAGCTACCAATTTGAATTGTTCAGTTGGACAAATTCAACAGTCTATTAATGGCGTTATGACACAAATTCAAGGTGTTGGTAATCAAGTGGGTATGTCAAGCCAACAAATTATCAATAGCATTCAATCTGGAAATTGTCAGATTGCACAGGCTATTGCAGATTGTTGCTGCAAGACACAGAATGCTATTACTACGCAAGGTTATGAAAATCAGTTGTCTATTTGCAATCAGACCAATACATTGGTTAACACTGCAAATCAGAACACTTTGGCTTTACGTGATGGAGCAACTGCTAATACGCAAGCTATCTTGTCTAAATTGGATGCTATGCAGAATCAGAACTTGCTTGATAAAATTGATAAGCTTCGTGAAGATAAGAGTACTTTGCTTGCTCAAATTTCTAACGATGCACAGACAAGAAATATTCAAGCTTTCCAAGCTCAAACTATTGCGCCTGTAAATGCTGCTCTTAGTGATTTAAGTGCTCGATTGGCTAAAATTGAATGTAAACAACCTGAAACAGTAACAATTCCTTACATTCCTGCTGCTGGTAACTATGTACCTGTTAACTATAGCGTACCAGTTAATATGAGTGTATCACCTTATAGTAACTGCGGTTGCTAAGTATTGGTATTAGACAAAGCGTTCTTTGACATGTTGGTAAGAGTTTCGTAATCAGTTAGATACATCCATTCAAATCCTTTATGGGTTTTACATTTACCTGAACAAGCCCTTGATATTTCTGATTGGAGAAATCCATTTCTTTGTGCATCTGCCATAGATTTGTAGATGTTAATTAACAACCCGTTTTTTAATTGAACTACAGATTTAGATGTCGCATTATTGTATGTTCCAATTAGAGAATTAGATGCTCTTTTTTTGGTAATAGGATTATTCATGTTTTCACTATGAGTACACCATCGTAGATTATTAACATTGTTATTCAATGGATTTCCATCTATATGGTCTATTTCACATAAGTTATTTGGATTTGGAATAAAATGTTTAGCTACTAATTTATGTATATAAAATTTCTTTTTATTACCATTAATTACTAGTGTAATAGCATAATATCCGTGTTGTGCTACTGTAAATGGGATTAAAATCTTATTTTTAGACATAATATCCCTATTAGTACAATGGATTATTCTGGATAAAGAGGCAATTCTTCCAAATGAAGATACCATATAAAGCCCTTCATATCCGATTACGTCACACCAAATTTCTCCTTCGAGAGTTATACTCTCAATAAATTCTTTGCTATTCATTTGATTACCGAATTAAATGATACCGAAGATTTAAAAGAAAGGGAAGAGCTTCGGTTTACTCTTATCAACAAGTTAATTACTCTTGTCTATCCCGATACAAAGATAGTAAAAATTTAAAGAAAGGAAAAATATTATGTATGGTAATCCTTTAAATCCTTTTAGTCCATATTGGTGGACGGGTGGTCTCGGTTCAGCTATTCCGACAAGACAACGTTCTTGTTTGAAACAACTCTGTATATTTGAGTTGCCGACAACAAACGTAGCCTTATCAGAGACGAGTGTAGACTATGGGATTGATAAATGTCTGTATAATCAGCTTCCTTGTGAATGTTATGTGACTGTGCAAGTTAATCAAGCAGTTCCAACAGGTGGTGAAGCACTGCCTGTAACGATTGCTATTCCAACGTCCAATAATAGTACAAATGTAGGGAGCTCTTCTTCTAATAATGGTGAAAGTAAAGTAAATGTTATAGACCATAACAGCTCAAATGTTATTGGTTCTGATATAACAAACTCAAAAGAAGTATTTGCTTTTATCAATAAAAGAGAAGGGATTATACGTTTTGTCAATTTTCAGACAGGCGGAACAACCCCTGCACCTATATCAGTAACAAGTAAGTGAATCTATAGACGGGAGTAAAATCCCGTCTATGTAAAACAAATTAAAAGTTTATTATATGTTTTCATCAAGTAGACAAGGTGGTTTTATATATGTTCTTTCTAAAGGAGAAAGACCAACAGTTAAGATAGGACAGATTGAATCTGTAAGTTCACCTGTCCCTAAATATCCTACTTATAATCCGTCAGTACCTTATAGTCCTCAACCAGAAATGCTTATTGATATTAAGGTCAGATGTGGTGAAGAAGTCTTAGACTTTCAGAAATTACCAGCAAACGGAGAGATGTTTGCTTATCCAAATGTGATTGTTTCCGAAAAGAAAGAGGCTATCATTTCGGAAGTTGAAGCAATGATGCAAACTAGTAAGCAAATTGTAGAAAGCGTTCCATATCATAAATCTGTTATAGAATCTTGTGATAGTATTTTAAAAGAACTAAATCCTCAATTTGCTAAAGAGAAGCAACAAGAAGATAGGATTAATTCATTGGAACAGGAGGTTAAATCCGTAAAAGATGGATTGGGAGATATAAAATCTCTTTTGATAGAAATGAATACGTCTAATAAACCCAAAACAACAAATTCTAAATAATAATATTATGGGAATGATTGAAATAATGGAAGGCGAAAGAAAAGGCGGATTAGGAAAAGCCTTTAAGGACTTCAAAGAGAGTCTTGAATGCCTAAAAGAAGATTTCGAAACCCTTTGGGACGAAATGGAATCAATGGGAGAACGTAGCGGACAAGGCGGTTCTTATGGTGGTGGTAGTCGTGGTGGTTCTTACGGGAATAGATACGATGAATACGATGATGAAGAAATGATGGGAGAACGCAGAGGTGTAAGAGGCTCTGGTCGTGGTCGTCGTCGTCGCTAATACAAACTAAGGGGGATATAATAGTCCCCCTTTAATACTAAAAGATATGAAAAAAGGAGCAAGCTTTGATTTATATGATAATATCCCGGAAGATATGCGGATTTATCTACAAAATTATGGGTTTAATTTTAGTGAGAAAATGGCAGAATTTGCTATTTCTAAAATGAAAGATAAAGATGATAATCCATACATTCCTGTGCCAAAAGAAAAAGTAAAAGAGCTATTAACCAGATATGGTGTCACATTAGAATTAGACAATGGCTCTAATAGTTGGTATGTATGCAACATGCTTAAAAGTGATAACTGGGGTAGTTCTATTTCCGATGAGCAGCATTTGGCATTAGCAATTAAAGATTATATAGATGACAAAGATGCAGGAGTTGGTACAGAAAAGCCTTTCAGATATTTTTTCGCTTTATGTATGGGTAATGGTACAGCATTAAATTGGAGAGAAATGCTTTAATTTTAGGCACTTAAAATGTGCCTTTTTTTAATGTTATGGAAATAAAAACAATATATTTATCTAAATACGATTGGACTGTCACTATCTTTTATGATTATACTTGCAAATATTTTGAAGATGTAATAGAGGAATTAGAATATATCGAATGTGGAGAAGAGTCTCTTAAAAGAGCTTATAAAAATCTAACTACATGTGGATATAATAACGGACTTACATTTTCTAATCACTTAGCGCATAAAAGTGTAATTGTTATAGGTAGAACGAGCAGTGCAAAAGAGTTTGAAAAAACTTGGTCTCATGAATCAGGACACTTAGCAGACCATATATGCCTTACTTATGATATAAGCCCTCATGGTGAGGAAATACAATATTTAGGTGATTACATTATAGATAAGACATGGGATTCGGCAAAGAAATATTTATGTGATTGTTGTAGAATAAAGAAATGATAATGTAAACTACTCACAAGCTAAAGACTTGTGAGCTTTAGACGTAGAAATATCATCATGTATAAGACAAGACAACAGTTCCCATCTTTCATGGGTGTTTACATACCCCCATGTAGCAATGTTCAGAGCAGCATTAATATCTGCGTCTGCTACATTACCACAGTGTGCACAATGAAAGTGCTTGCCATTGCGGATACCGATGTGACCGCACTCGTGACATGTCTGCGAGGTGTATGCAGGAGGGATGGCGACAATCTGAACGCCAGCCAACTTGCATTTATATTCGAGGAAAAATCGGAGCTGATAGAAATTCCACGAGTTGCTTCTCCTTCTGAACGTTTTGTTACGTTTCTTGGAGTTCATACCCCAACGGATATTTTTCAAATCCTCAATGGCAATGCCTTTGTGCTCTTCCTTTGCCTTTGCAACGAGTTGTTTGCTTATACGATGGTTCACAATGGTGGCAAATCTTCTCTCACGTCCTTTCAACCGTTTCAGCAACTTATGGCAGTTGCGAGTGCCTTTGGACTGGATAGAAGCTCTCACTTTATTGTATCTATTGCGTATATTCTTGATTTCATCAGAGGATATATTAGTCCCGTCAGACAAGGAGACAATATCGGTTATACCCATATCCACTCCAAGAAAATCCTCCGCTGTCTCTTCTTCTTCGTCTGGAATGTCTATCGTCTGATAGAGGTAGAATTTTCCTTTGACAAGAACAAGATCAGATTCTCCCTTTGCGAACTTCATGAGCTGTGGACGATAGCAAGTATATGTCATCTTCTCACGCCCATCAATAAGCGAAATGGAGCAGATACCTCTTTGGGTATTGTAGGAAAGTACACGACTGTCATACGTGATAGCTCCGAATTCACGGAAACGTCTCTGTTTCTTTCTGTCGAGTTTGTATGCATCGGCAACCTTGCTGATTGCACGTATAACAAGTTGGGAGGGAAGGCTGTATGTCCCCTTGATTGGATGGTAAACCTCCTTGTGCAGGCTGAACTGATTGAACACACGACGTTCCCATGCTATCTGCGAGATAGTGTTGCAAGCCTCATTAAAAACACTAAATGTCTTTTTCAGCATTATGGCTTGCTCGTCCGATGGAATCAGTTTTATTTGCAAAATCAATTTCATGCCACAAAGATACGGGAAATAACTAAATTATTCAAATGTTTGAAGAAAATAATATTATTAAGTTTAACAAAAGAGGGAATAGTGGCTCAATTCCTCCCAGAAGCTAAAGACTTAGGGGTTTCATCGGGCTGTTTTTTATGAAAAACAAAGATTTCAAGAAAGCATTACAGAGTGATAAACCTATCAACTCTATGTTTGCACTTATTCCCGAAAAGCAAAAGAAGTCTTTTATGAAATTTGCTAAGCAATTTGGATTTACAGAAGAGAAAATAGAGCAACTTTTGAAGTCTGAAAGATGATAGCCTATGAAAACAAAAAGAGTAAAATATGATGCTGTCAAATTGGCAATCATACGTAAGAATTACATGATTAATGAGGCAATCAATGATTTAGTGAGAGATTTACCTCATTGTGATTTTGAGAAATTAAGATTTCAACTTACAAATGAAATTATGGAGTTGCAATCACTAAAAAGCGAAGGGGCTAAATAGCCCCTCTTCTTACTCTATCGTAATTACAATTTTCTCACCTCTTTTATGTGCTGCATCCATTTTTTTATAAAGATTGGTAAATGTTTCAGTACTATTAATGACTTGTCCTTTAATCTTATTTTGTCCAACAAGAATGCAACCTAGCGTATCTTCCGGCTTGTTTCCAACATGAATTAATACTCCTTTAAATCCTCTAACATCACATAATCTAGGAAGTTTACCATCACAGAATTTAGCCCATATCCTATCTTTGAATTTAGGACTAACAATATTCATGTCAATTGCATAAGTTCCCGTAGGAATAGCGGTTTTCCCATACTCCTTTTTTGTTTGAATAACAGACAAAGGCATCTCATTGCTTAGTCCTCTATCTGTATCTTCGATAGTGTCACATTCATATACATTATTTATAAAAAGAGAACCAATAGTATAATTCGTTCCTTTAAATCTTCTTTTTAATTTTATTTCCATATTCAATCTTTATTTTCATTACGTGTATTATATTTCTTCAATGCAAGTTCGCTTATATTATTATCTTTGATATATTGATTACGTCTTTTCAGAGCATCTTCTAATGTTCTAAACATGCCGACATCAATACTTTTAGCACCGTAATATACACGAACCTTATACCTTATTGGGTTTTTAAGACGAGGTATTATTCTGCGGTAGATCCATTTATGTCCTGTATTACTCATTTTTTAAACAACAATTTTAATTCTTCAACACTAGCCTTATGATAATTATCTGTATCATTATCTTTGGGTAGATACAAAAATTCGATTCCTGATAATCCTCCTTCTAATTCGTTATCATGATATATACCCCAATCTCCTTTACTGTTAGTAAAGACTTGTCTGTCATCGGTATCATCTCGGAGTGCTGCAATAAAATAGAATAAGTTTTCATTTTCACCGCAATCAATATCGTTTTCTTCTCTTTCTGATAAAAAACGTTTCAATTCGTCCTCTAATGAAAGATTATAACTCTCATCAGGATAACCAACGCCATGAATAGATTGGGTAGGAATACATATATGAATCCATACAGCTCTATCAAAATAACAGCAAGGACAAATATGATAACCAAGTTCCTTTAGTTTATCTAATATTTTCTTGTTGTTTGCTCTTAAAAAAGCTTTTTGAATAAATCCCATGACATTTATTTTAAGCCAGTACTTCCATATCCATTCTCATTTCTCTCTGTTTTTGACAATTCTTCTACTTCTTCCCATTCAATAGGCAAAGTAAGACCCAATTTACATTGAACAACTCTATCTCCGATCTCATATCGAGGCATATCAGGCATTACATGATAAAATACTGCTGATACTTCTCCACGAAAAAGTTCATCAACAGTACCTATACAATTACTTAATACCATCCCAGTTTTCCAAACACTTGATCGAGGACGGAAATCTAATGAAAATATAAGTGTTTCATCACCTTCCACACCCATATATTTTGCAATTTTTTTTGCAGATTTTATAGAATAGGTATATCCTTCTTTATCTATCTCAAATGCTAATCCCAAACCATATTTCCATACATTAGGAGCTATCTCTTCGCATGAAGTAGCATATAAGTCATAACAAAAATCTTCATCGTAATGTTTTACTGGAATCTTTGCATCTGGATGCGTTTTCTTAAATTTTACTTTCATCTTCTTTATCGTTTATTTGTTGAGCTTTAATAATACATTCACCAATAATGTTTGGGTTTTGATATGCGTCTACTAGATTCTTATATGCTTCTACACATTCAGGGCTATCATTATAGTTTATATCTTCCGCTTTTCTAAACACCCACTTTACAAGATTGTTTATAATATCCAATAATTCTTTCTGCTTATAATGTCTTAGAGCAATCGAATCTTCCGCAAATTTAATACATTCTTTTATTCTATTTGATATTTCGGTGATAGAAAGTTTAGTCATTGAGCGAGCAACTTCTACCAATGATGCAAAATAGGGATTTTCGACACCTTTAATTGTAGATAGATAATCCTCTAAAGCTTGACGATATTTGAATAAAAGAGGCTGTATGTAAACGTCCAAATTATCGTTGAAGTCTGCATAAACTGTTCCACTAGAAATAGTCAGGTTATTAACTTCCTTTTGATACCAATTTACCCTTTTCTTTGCGGCATAAAATAGCTTCTTGGTTTCTTTATCTTTATTTTTAATTGATGGTTCAATATCCAAAACGCAACAGTTGCACATTTCATTGAGAGCCATTACCTGATAAACACTTACTAGCAATATTTGGTTAGGCTTCATTGGTACTTCCTCCGATTCTTCAAACTCTTCGGGATGCGCTTCTTCATACGACTTGCCAAATAGATAGAAATCAAGAGATACCGGATCATTAGGATAAATTTCTTTAGCCCACTCGGTCGCTTCCATGACTGTTTTCATGTCATTACTTTTTCTCTTGATTGCTCCGATTTCTCTTAGGGTATTAAGGGAATGAACATCAAGCGGAAGAAGAAGTTTTGATTGGTCTAATGACTTCCATATTCCTACATCTATTGGACTATTCTGTCGGACTAGCCAACGAAGCATAAGATTGAGCCTTTTGCAACATGATTTTGTGTCTTTGGGTATTCCATTTATGTCTTTAAATAAATCTATTATAGATTCTATATAATCGTAATTTAGTTCATCCATTCCCCATTTTATGGCGCTTTCCAAATCTTCATGTTGTTTATAGGCATATCGTAGCCGTCTACATAAATCATAGAAATGGTACATCTTTAGCATTCTATACCAACAATGGACATCATCACTAAACTCATAATTTAGTTTTTCCATTATATATTTATATGGCGAATCTCCCATAAGAGCAAGCGTTTTCTCACAAGCCTTATATATCTGTTGTCTATTACCAAAGGCTAAGACAGAACAAATAACTGCTGCGACTTCAATATCTCGCTTATCTTTATACTTCCAAAGGAAAGAAACAGGGTCTTTCTCAAAGTATTTTCGATCTTCATACTTCTTTGACAGCTCTATTATTTCTTGATTATTCATACGGTTCTTAATATAACAATTAGACTTATGATGATAGATATTAGACTTATTATGTTTGGGATAAGCCATCGTAAATCATCTTTTTTCATATCCCTTATTTTCTAAAATAATAATATGGCTATGTCCTTCCCCTGCCGACCAACTATCCCCTTTAATGACTGTATAATCTTTAAGAGAGTTTTCTGCGCATTTAACAAAGTCATCAACTCCATCAAAGATTAATGGTTCTTTATTCTCTAATTTTTTCTTTGGTCTATTTAAGAACTTATAAGTTTTATCTCCAAGATAAGTTAAGACACGACCGATAAACAGTCCTATAACGAATGCTAAAAAATTTCCTATTGTCATATTATTATAACGATTTTAGAAGTTCCTCTTTTGTAGAAAACAAATGCTTTTCAGATAACCATATTTCATCAAACATATATTGGACATACTTGTGATATACGTCTATGTTTATATTTTCAACTTTCTTTAATACACAGATATTGTCATACATAAACCAAACCATATCTCCAATATCATATTTTGTACTTATTGTCATAAAGCTACATTTTTAACTGATTAATAATATCTTTTATTTCTTCCGAATTGATATGACCTCTCCCTTTTGGTTGAAGGAGCATATCTGCAAACAAGTCGGCTACAACGTTATTGATAAATTCTTGAAGTAAATGCTTGGCTAAATAATCATCATCGGTGATTTTTTCTATGTGTGAGATTATCTTGGCAAGCATTTCATTGTTTTCTTTCGTTAGCCGAAGAAGATCATTTATCTGTTCATCACTCATGGCATTAATTCAGATAATTGTTCGTTGGTAAATTTGATAATTTCGGTTTCATATAGATCATAACCGGAATCATAAACTTTAACATTAATGAAATTTGGGTAAAAAACTATTCGTAGAAGACTTGCATATTCACCAAAAGAAGATTTAGCCTTTACTTCACTTTTAATATTATTCCAAATATAATCTTCAATGTCTAGTAGTCTTTCCTGTAAAACATGAGCTTCATTTGCCAAAAGCTTTATTTCTTTCTCTTTCATAATACTTAATTTATTCGTACATATTTCCCTGCAATATTACAAGTTCTTAATATTTCGGCATTATCTTCACCGAAAGCTATTAGGATACTGCCGCAACCGGGCGAATCTCCACGAGTTCCATCCGGTCGGTAGAAACGTATTCGGTTACGTAGAAATTTCATAGCCGTCGCTTTCTCAAATATAATGTCCTGAAACATCTTTGAATCACAACGATTAAAGAGTAATGCAATTCCGTTTCCATGCTCCGCCATCCGTTTTATAAACTGTTCAATAAGCGGACGGGAATAAGGAGGATTTAGCCAAACACGACCTACCCAATCTTTAGTTAATCCGTCATGGTTCTTGTTGTGCATTTGTGTAGCTGTTTGCCAAAGCGGTTTAACCGGAGCGCATGGATCTGAATCGAACTTTCCCAATGCGTCTATAATTTCTTTTGGCGTGTACCATTCATCGGTGGTATTAGCCACTTTTTCAAAAGTTGTATTCATATTTATAATGATTCAAAATATTTATCAAGCTCGCAATCTAAGTTTATAAATTCAGGGAACTTGTTTCGCAAGTCTAATCTGACCTCTTCACCTCCACATGATATTTTTTCTAAAAAATCATCTGTTAACAATTCTGGATAAGTTTCAAATATTTTTTGAGAATGAAGAGCTATTACTTTAACCCATTTTTTAGGATATTTAAAACCTCCCTCGAATCTGTTTGCAGCTCCACAATCATTTTGAATATTTTCCATAATATGTTTTGCCACTTCAATGTATTCAGGCTTTATTCTCGTTATATGCATTTTATTCCTTTCTTTATTATTTACCACCTATTATTTTATAATCGCAAACGTCATCTTTCAATATTAAACCATTGCTTTGAACGGTAGAATACAAATGGATTATAACCTGCGTATCATCTCTGTTGTCGATATAAACTTCTTGCCAAAGCTTTGCTATTTGTTTCATTGTTTTTCCCAACTTGTCTTTGCCTATATCTCCATATCCGATCCATTGTTTTTGTTCTAACAAAGAGATATGTTCGTCTTTCGCCCAATGATAAGCGGATGCTTCTAATATATAAATGTTTTTATTTTCCATATTTTTCTTTAATTTGCTCCAAAGTTATTCTCATTCCTTCTTGTAATCCTTTTGAATAGGCATCTTGTCTTTCTCCAAAATTCCAAAGTATATATGTAACAAGAAGTAGAATCATACATACTACTCTATGCCACATTGGTAGTTTGATACTAAATGGAGATAAATTTATTTCCATGTGTCCAACAAATGCAGCGACAAATACAAAGGCTACAATCATTATTATCAAATCTTTCATGGTTTTATTCAATTAAATTACTTGCTAAATAGTCATCTTCTGACATTTCAAAGATACCTGTAATTACCACATCACTGTATCCTTTTGTAATTTCTATGTAATGTTCAACTTCCCGTATAGACAGATCACCAATGACGGTGTATAATTGTCTCCCATATACATATTCATTGTGCTTGATAGCTATGTAAGGGAATAAAAAGAATCTTGTTTTATTCATTTTCATCTCCTATGTATATTAATTGTTTCCCCCATAACTTGATTGTTTGCACCTTACCTTTTTTTATAAGATCATAAACCCATCTACGCTTAATCCCTTTTAAAAAAGCGTATGTGTCAATAGTAACCCATTTGTCAGTATCTATCATCATAAGTTTTTCCTCCTTAAATATTCGCAAATTAAAGTTGCATCTACTTTGTTGTCATCAATATTACTACATCTATCGGTTCGTCTAAAATCCAATTCAGGGAAAAGACGTTTTGCGGCATTGATTGATGTTGCTTTAGTATTCACTTCTTTCTTGTTAATCTCTTTATTTTTGAGTTTTACTTTCTTATATGTTATTACCATATCACTGTTTTGCCAAAGGCTCCCCTGCCATGTTTTGGGAGCAATCAAATGATAAGGTATTTTATGAGCTATAAGCAAAGCTTGTAATTTCCCATATATCTCTCCAAAAGAGAATGTGGCTTTTGCGCTACTACCCAATATAGCATGAACACATTCAAGTCCTGCTACTATGTTTGGATATTTAGACTTTAGATATTCAAGCATATCTGATATTTGGTAAAAATCATTATCCTTTAAACTCATGTGAGTCCATTCTCCATTTACTTGTATCGCAAGATAACCCAAAGCACCGGGGTCTATCCCTATGTAACATTTATTCTCCATATTTTTCTTTTAAACTTTTAAGTTCATTTGATACTTTCATATATTTAGAAAGTAAATCATCATAAGCTAATTTTAATCTTTTTCCTTTTAATCCTGAACCATGAAGATTTTCATCAGCAGGTTTTAGACCTATTTGTTCATAATAAGCCATCATATATTCCTTTCTTTCATCTTTAGGTATATCTTTTAAATGGACTTGCATAATTTGAGGTCTTTTTGCCTCTTTTAATTCATATTTCAATTCTTCATTTTCAGATTGCAATACTCCGATTTCAACCTTTGCTGCTTTATAATCTTTTAAAAGATACTTGAATAAAACCTCAATAGGTAAATCTTCTAAATCAATTTTATTATCATTCTTCATTTTTCTTTTTATCCATTATTTGCCATAACAAATTAACAGGTAATATATCCTTATTATACCCATTTTTTATTAATTCCATATTCTTTGCTAAATCCCTAGAATCAATAGGGAAATAATAGTATATAGGATTTTTATTCTCCGCTTCTATCGTCATATCTATTAAAGATTGTAGATAGTCTCTAAGTTTAAAGTAATTAGGATTCGCCATCTTCTTCTTTCATAATTTTCTAAAATAATTGAATAATACTATCCATACACTGATGCTTGAAACTTTTTTCTCGGTGATAAGTATTTGCATTTCTCTTGACATAACTTTATACCTGCTACTTAACAACGTTATTATTGGTATTCCATGTTCGGATATACGTCTTATTGATAAGGCATCAACTTTCCCTAATATTTTCATAACCAAATCCTCACTTTCTTAACTCCATAACTTGTAAAAATATCAACTCCTATAATTTCATTTCTTCTAAAATTTGATAGAATATTATGAATACCATATTTTTCATTAGCCTTATCCCATATACGTTTAGGAAGCTTTAATAAATAGGGTGGATTAATTCCCTTTTCCTTATAACTATGAGATAATAAATCAAGGGTTTCTAGTAGTCCATTTAAATTTGTTTCTTTCATAAAATCCATTTAGAATTCCTCCTTTTTTAGTTCTACAGTGATACCGCTATCTGCAAATATAGCTCTAAATCCTGTCTCTTCAAATATTCTCTCACCAAACTTTTTTTCATCGCTATTTTGATTACTTAGATGAAGCCCTATGGCTGTCTTTAAATTATGAGACTTATGCCTTTTAATAACTTCGATAGCCTGTTCCAATGATAAGTGATTTTCAGATGCACTAGACGACCATTCATCATGTATCGCATTATTTACAATCACATCATTACTATAATTAGTTTCAATCATTAAAACATTTACACCTTTCACCTTATATTTAAAACAAGAACAATCAGTTATAAACAAGACTCTCATTCCATCAGGGCAATCTATTATATATGAATAACATTGTGCATTATGAGGAACTTCTAAGCATTGGATATAAAAATTGCCAATATGATATTTCTTTTTAGGAAATATTGAAATAACTCCTTCATATTTATTTGCAACTTCTGAATTGCTATATACCGGAATAGTTCTTAATAAAAATTCCGGTATATATTTAGCATGGTCAATGTGCAAATGGGAAACAATGCATCCAACAATATTCCTAAATTTATAGGAAATATTCTTATTTATAGGTCTAAATGGGATTCCTGCTTCAATTAAAAGGATTTCGTTATTACATTCAAGGATATACGCATTTCCTTTACTACTGCTCCCCACTATCCTTAGAACCGTCATATTATTCTTCTTTTAATCCAAAATCACTCCAATCACAATTTCTATCTTTCAATTCTTTTATAAGTTTGCTGTCGGCAAGATAGTCAAGAGCTATATCACAAAATTCCGCCTTTTCTTTTGCAGACATTGAATCAAATAAGTCTTGTATATTAATACTAACTGTTACATCTACGTTCATGGTTGTATCTTTTTAAAATAACTATTAATCGCTTCCTCTCTTACCCACCAATGATATTTATCACCATATTCATCAGTTATACACCCTTCATTTTCTGATAAGTATATTTCCCCTTGAAAATAAGCAATCTCGTCAGGTTCATCATTCATTATTACATCTTTAATACATAAGAATTTGTCCCCTCTCTGTATTCCTGTACTCTCTGATAATTCACCTTTTCTATATTTGTCGTATCGCTCAAAATAGTATTTGCTGAATTTTTCTGTTTTATGATTTATTAACTCCTCTTTAAACTGTCCATTGGTCATTGGAATTAATTCGTCATTAGAATTATATATGCGATACTTTTGCATATACAATTCAATACCTTTACATACACACTTTGCGAGGAAATTTTCAATTAAATTCTTCATACTATTTATCTTTTTTAGTAACAATATCAAATCTTTCCATTAAGCACTTTGCTGCTGTTTCAATGACCGTTCTATTGAAGCTATTATCCTTGAAATAACCGGAATCATAAACTATACGTCTAATCATTTGTTCTGGATTTTCTCTTGCAAAAGTCTCTGCCGCTAACTTTTTAGCCTCTATTCTAACGGCATCTTCAATCCATTCCCTAATATCTTCTTTCGTAATGCCAAGCTCATTAATCATGTAGTTACGAAACATTAACCATTTGTCATTCTTTCCTGCCATAATCTATAAATTAAAAGTCCCATCCGGATAGGTATTACTACCTAAACAAAATGGGACTAAGTTGTGATTTATTTACTCAATATATATCTGCATCACCATCTATCCAATCGGGTATCATTTCGCCCCAAGAAGAATCTAGTTCATCGTCATCATCCATAATTAAAACGGGCGTTCTTTAACTTGTTCTTTCTTTTCTTCTTTTGTTGTTGCCGAGTCACCTGCATTTGCACCATTAAGTTCTTCTTTGTTACCTAATGTGGATGCATCTACAGTTTCCGTTACTTCTTCATATTCTACAACCTCACCTACTTTCGACTTCTCAATTATTGAGGCAGCATCCCCAGCTAAAGGAGTATCATCGTCATCATCTACTGTTGATAAGCCCATGTATTTAACATTAGAATTGACTAATGACTTCGTGGATTTTTTGATAATTGTTCTATAAATCATATCACGTTCAAAATCCTTTGCTACGCTTGCTCCATTTGAAGATTTAGTCCAAGATTTCAACCATTCCTTTCGTGTCATAACAAATACATCTGTATTTCCATCATTGTCTGTAACATAAGCGTATGCAGCAATAAATGGTTTATCCAAATTTTCAATGGAAGTTTTGTGCTCTATTATTTTAGTATACCCTGTTTGAATATCTACACCAAAATCAAAAATGTCTCCTTCATGAACATATCCAACAATAGGTTTGTAATATTTGGAAGCTCTTTTTGCTCTTACAATGCGCCCATATACACTTTCCATTGTAGTCATTTGATTATTTCTTGGAATAAAATATATTTGAGATTCCGAGAAATCTAATCCTTTAGCAACTGAATCTAATAATGCTTGCATTACTGATTCTTCCGTGCAAACTTCTAATACAGGCTTTCCTCCTACTTTCATGTCATTCAACATAAATCGAGCTTTTTTAAGACTGTTTGCTGGTGAAAATCCTTCGGGGATTGTCATGCCTAATTCCATATAGGCTTGTATCTTTGCTAATGCTTTTTCTTCAACCAATACAGGCTTTACAAGTTCTTTCTTATTTTCCATTTTCTTTATATTTATTATTGATTAATTTTCTAATGAAATCTACGCCCTTTTGATAAACTAAATTGATTTTTATAACAATGCTTTTTCAAAAGTATATCCATATTTATTGATTCTTTGCCATAAAGTATTATACTTCACCCCCTTTAATTCAGATATAGTTTTCAAATCTAGCATCTGCCCATTATATTCATATTTTTTAGTTCGTCTCTTATTCCTAGCCTGAACGTATATATTGACATATCTACAATTACTTGGCTCATAATTTCCATTTACATCTATTCTATCTATAGATTGTTCTTTTATGGTTTTATTTTCATCATATCCATTTTCAATAGCCCAATTATAGAAAGCCATAAAATCATTCTTCCATTCATCACACATCTTTATTCCTCTACCACCATAATCTTTATAATCTCGATTATTTACATTATAACATCTACTTTTTATAGTCCTATATGCGTTATTTAAATGAGTATAGGATTTCCCATGTTTTGTGTTTATTTTAGATGCTACTTCTTTTTGAATGCATCCACATGATTTAGTTAAACCACTTGTTAACGGGTATTTTCTAATATTTACTATATTACCACAATCACATAGACATTGGAATCTTTTTTCTTTTTGTCCAGAAGGTCTTATGTAAGAATCAACCTCTTTCAAAACAGTCAATCTTCCATATTTTTTCCCTATTATATTCATACATTTATCGTTTAAATGTTAATATAAGCACTTTGTTACCCTCGCCATTGTGGCGAACCCCGCCCAATCTTCATTTTCATTGAAGAATTTATCTTCTTCAATGTTTTGCATACTCCATCTCGTCCAATGTGATTTGTCTAATCCAAGTCCAAGATACAATTCTTTAGCGGAAACGACTTGTTTTTCGTCTTTTTCTGTGATTTTGATTAATTCATTCATATTACCAACATTATTTGTGAGCCAACAATAAGGAAGAAAGGGAAACCTGTTGGCATAGCTTTCAGTGGGAGTACTAAATCCACCTATCCCTTTCATTCCACAAATATAGAGATATTATTTGTTATATCCAATAATCTCTACATCAATACCATTAACTTTAAACTTCTGTAACACATCAGATATTCAAAATGGTAGTGCATCGGCAGCACTTTGATTAATTGATGAATAATTCTGTGTTGGTTGAGATGGTTGTGGTGTTGGGGCAGGAGGTGCTTGCTTAGCTGCCTGTGCCTCAAATTTCCTCTTAACACTCCATGCTTTTATAGATGTATACCAACGTCCATTAAATTCTCTGGATTCGATATTTACTCCAATGCTAACAACATCTCCGATTCTAATGTTCGCTTCTTTAATCTTGTCTGCTCCCAAAATAGTGAAACAAATATTTTTAGGATAGTTATCGTCTGTCTTTAATACAAAATCTTGGCTAACCCATTCACCTCTCTGTCCCACACCTCTAGTTTCGGGGAGTATGGCAGTAATTTGACCTTCAATATATATTGCTTCCATTATTATTTGTTATTATATGGATAAACGTCCATTATTTTACTATCAGATACACTTTCGATTCTATAATCAGCCATTGTACCTTTCATGTGTTCGTCTAAGTTCTTTACAGCTTGTCTTAAATCTGCTGCTTGTACAAGCATATTTGTTGTCGCAGTCTTTTCAGCCCCAGTCTTTTCGTCTAAGGTGATATACCCAAGTTTACACTTGAACCAAGTATCATCAGCTTCATTATCGCTTGGAACTACTTCTGCGTATTTTGTATCTACCACAGCTTTTATCGAAAAATCACTACTGATAAAGGGAGACATCTCTTCTATTAGTCTAGCTTCTGCTTCTGTCACAGATAAGGCATCAATTAGATATTTTTCTGTAACTTTTTTTTCTTTCCCGTTCTCCATTACTTTTTCGTATTTCAGAGAACCTAAAAACCATTTTTCCATAATAATGTTTTTTAAAATGTGAATATATAAAACTAACAATCGCAATTTTTATTATCTACTTCTTCATCTTCATTGAATAAGCCGTTAAAGGTTTCATCATATTCCTTAATAGCAGCCAATACATTCCTTTGAAACTCAAAGAACTTTCTATGATTCATAGAACATTGTGAACCCATCGTTAATGTAGCTATATAAGACAAAGCATGTCCTAAATCGTCATCATTATGTGATTGTTTTGCAAATAATTCCGTAATATCATCTATATTGGAAATTGCTGCTGAAAAATGATCTTCATTTGCTTTAATTAAGATTAAAGCAGGAATATCATTATCTTCTATAAATTTAGAAAGACTTTCAAATTTCTTTATTAATTCTTTTTCTTTATTTTCCATATTGTTATTTTTTTAACGCATCATCTATTGACACTCTGTTTTTTTTAACTTTTGTATATTCAGTGCTTCTTATTATATTTCCGCACCAAGTATTAGTACTTTGTCCTAACATTTCAAGCTCTTTATTTTTTTTCTTGGAAGCTTTAGGAAGCAAGCCGTATACATAACCATACTGATTAGGTTTTTTCTCAACAGCTTTCAATGTCAGTATATATTCCCCTTTCCTGTTCCTATATATTGTATTAAATCTTAGTGGGATAAAAATACCTTTTTCCTCCACCCCACCCACCTCATCATTAGTTATGATAACCCCATTCAGTTCAGATAGGGTTACATTTACACTTAAATTGTTATTCATTTTTCTATTTCTATTTTTTTAAAGATACGTTCATACCACGGAAGATTATTGAAATGAATGTATTTGAAGTATAATTCTTTATATTTTTTTTTCTCTGATTCTAGTTCTTCTAGTTCTTCTTTAATTTTTTTCATTATATTATCTGAATCTTCAATCAAGATATTAAAACGATAACCATTAATATCTATTCTAGAAATACACCCCTTATTGCTATTCAGAGCAACCGTGATAGCAGCTAGATCTTCTCCACTAATTAAATAATCTCCTTTTAAATTATATTTATCAGGAAATTCACCATTTATAACTTCAACCCCGTTAACTTTGTAACTAAGTTCGTTACCATCAAAATATACACGATTTAAATTTTCACTCATAACTTTTTTTTATCTATTAATAATTTTGCAATATCTTCTTTTAATAAACCATGTTCGTCAAGCTTAGCTACGATTTGAGATGCAAAAAGTAGGTCATATCTTTGTTTCATCTCGTCTCCAAACTTTTTAGCTAATTCTTTAATTTGATTTTCGGCACTTCCATATCCACAATTTCCATTAAATTTTTTCTTAATCCAATCTTTAATAGGAATTTTATTATCAGAATAACTGTCTACTCTTATTTCCCCTGTTGAAATAACATCAGCGACAAGAACTTGTATTTGTTCTCTAAGTGTCTCTTCTATCTGTCCCTTAACAACATTAGTAATCTCGGTTTCAATACTAGTAAGCATTAATTTTTTAATTTGGTAACATACATCATTTTTGATTGATTCTTTTAATTCTTCCTCAAACCCATTAGAATCTTCGTCTAACCAAAACTCGTCAATTTCTACTGTAAATTTCATATTATTCTACTCTTAATTCATTATCGTTATCATTTACTACCAATTCAATAAGTTGGTGATAAGTTTTAATTTCGTTGCTAGAATCTACTAAATTCATGTCATCAACAAACAAAGGAATACTGATATCAAAAAATTCAGCAAAAGCATTTGCTACATCAATACCAATAAGTATTCTTTCTGCACCATTAGAAGTAGCTGCGATTGCTCCATCAATACCAGTAATCACGCAATCAGGAATCCAAACACCGGATTTGTCTTGTGACATCATGGTAATATTGCAACGTTTGAAGTATTTATTAACTCGCTTTGAAATGATCTTAGCTCTTTCTTCTTCGTATGTTTTAATTTGATTATCTAACTTTTCTTGTTCTGCTAAAGCATTGGCAGTATCTTTCAGTTGTTTCTTAAATTCTTCTATTTTTTTCTCTTGTTTTTTGCGCTCATCAATAAGTCCCATTTTTTTGCTTTCCTCTTCAATATTCGACATTAAAGCTTTTTTCATGGAAAGTAGACCTGAATTATCTTGTTCAGGAATAGTTGTTATTGTCTTTTTCTTTTCTTCTAATAAGCTAACTAATGATTTATATTTTTCAGTTTGCTCAAATGGGATAACATTTTGTTGAACTTCATCATATTCTTTTTGTAAAGTAGACAGATCTTTCTTCTCCAAAAGAGCAGTCGGAATATCAGCAAGATTCTCTTCACATTCTGCAATTACTTTAGTTACATCATCAATTCTTGCTTTTACATTCAGCCCTTCTTTTATTATATTTTCTTTTTCTATTTCTACTTGTTTATAAAACTCCTTTTTTAATAATTCTAATTTGTCATCAGGAAGAGTTTGTCCACAATAAGAACATTTATCTGCTGAAAATTCCTTTTCCAAACATTCATCCAATTTAGTTAATAGATTATTTCTTCTTTCATTTAGAATTCCTAAATCTATATTTAATAATTTTATTTTATCAGATAAAACTCTTCTTTTTCTTCGGTTTTCTTCGTTTTTATTATCTATATTTTTATTCTCTTCTGTTAAAGAACATATTTTAGAAAGAATAGAAGCTGAAATCTTATTCTGTTCTTCATCGTATTTTTCTTTTTCAGTTCTAATATTCCGTTCCCAATCAGATATTTCTTGCAAATCTTTATTTCTCTTTTCTATTAGAGGTTTAATAGATTCAGCACTTCCTTGTAATTCTTTATCTATATCCGAAATTTGATTTTTATAATCTTCTATGGCTTTCTTAGCACTTTCCGCCTCTTCTACATTTGGCAGATTTTCCTCCAAAGTTTTTATCGTAAGAGGAAGGGATTTAAGAGAGTCTTTTAGAGGTTTAATATCTGACGAAATTCGGGCTTTTAATTCAGAGAGTGAATACTTCTCTAGCTGCTCTAATAATTCCTTGTAATTACCCGTTAAGTCGTTGTCTGTTATTTCACCTGCCATTACAGCAAGATATTTACGTTGTTCTTTCCAATCTAAATATAAAAAGTAATTAATATCCAAAATAGAGCGAAGAACTTCCAAATCACAAAATAAATCTGCAACCTTTTCTTTATACTTCCCGGCACTTAACTCTACTCCATCAATAAAGAACTTATAATCATCTGTTCCTTTTCTTTCATAAGAATTGCTTCCTCTACGTCTAATCCATCCTACTTCGGCTGTTTTTTTCAATGAATATTCATATCCATTTGCCTCGATGATAGCCTCAACGACAGCAGCAGGAGAATCTTCTGGTGTATATGTTTTAGTATTGTCGAACAAATTATAGTTCATTCTATTTTCCCCATCATATCCTGTAATAAGCCATAGGAATGCATGACGGAGAGAGGACTTTCCTGCTTTATTTTGACCATATACTTTAGTAATATCTTCATTAAAAGATATTTCCTTGTTTTGTTTTCTCCAATTTTGAAGAATAAGCTTTTTTAAAATTACTTTTTTCATAATAGTTTCTTTATTATTTCACCCATATATGAATCTTTAGTTAAGTCTATAAATTCATATATAGTAAATTCATCTTTATTAATATCAATATTTCTATCTTTACAAAAGATTTCCCTACCGAATTTACAACTCCCAGTAAGAATATGATGCCATATAAACAAGTCTTTAGCAGAATACTTTTTAGAGAAGTCAGAGAAATGTTCTTTAAACTTAAAGATCCTTTCCTCTTCTGTACTATCATCATAAAGCTTTTCTTGCAAAGATTCAAATGCCTCATGTAGAGTATTGCCATGAGAAAATTGATTATTCTTTTTTACTATAAAACAGGGAGTAAGAGATAAGTCAGTATGAAGGATAAAACCTTTTGCGATATTACCTTTTACATTTGTGATAATAGTAGGTATATTGTCTACTACATAAATAGGATTTCCATTTATGGATTTTACGCCATCGCCAT